ATTTGATGACATCGATTTATCAATAAGACAGAAAGGCATTCAAAACAGGGTTATAATTGTGATGAACCCTGCTACAAAAGAACACTTTATTTACAAACGTTTCTTTGAGCAAATGGGCGTTAACGAGGGTTTTAACGGTGTTGTTGGGAATGTTGCATACATTCATACAACGTACTTAGATAACATTGAAAACCTTTCACAATCGTTTATTGATAACGTTGAATTGATGAAAATTAGGCGACCCGAAAAATATAAACATCAAATAATGGGCGCATGGCTATCGAGGGCGGAAGGCGTTATTTTTGAAAATTGGAAATTAGGGAAGTTTGAAGAAGTAGGGCAAAAAATATTTGGACAAGATTATGGCTTTTCAATTGACCCGACCACCTTAATTGAAATGTATATTGATAAAGACAGTCAAACTATTTATATTCGAGAGTGTTTTTATAAAAGTGGTTTATCAACTGGCGAAATAGCAAATTTGAATCAAAAGTATGCAGGTAAAAACCTGATTATTGGAGATTCTGCAGAACCTCGTTTAATTTCTGAATTGCAAAAATTAGGGAACAATATTAGAGGTGCTGAGAAAGGGCAAGGTTCGATAACAGCAGGTATCTCAATGTTACAAGATTACAATATTATTGTTGATCCGAACAGCATTAATTTGATTAAAGAATTTAATAATTATGCATGGAGCGATAAAAAAAGTAGTACACCAATTGATAACTGGAATCACGGAATTGACCCCATCCGCTATGGATTATTTTACACGCACAAACGAGTTTTCCAATTTTCCATCAACGGTGAAACAGCCTAAAAAACAATAAAATAGCTATGAAAAAAGAAATATTATTTTTAATTGTAACATTTACACTTATTTATTTGGCTATGTCATTTATATTCATGACATTTGACCCAAGTAATTGGCATTTGATTGGGCGGATAGCCTTCGTGTTATCTTTTATATCGTTTTCGTTTATTGGATTAAAAAATATTGATAGATGAGTAGCATTTTAAAATACATTGGTTTACAGCCAAAATCACAGACTAAAGGCGTTAACAATGAGTTGTTAGAGGGGCTATATTCACGTTTAATTCAAAACAGAAATTTAGTCTTATATAATTTCGACCCAGAAAAAAACGATTTTATTGTAAAAGGGTACGGACAAAATGCTGAGGTTTACAAGATTGTCAATAAGATTGTAACGAAATGTAATGCAGTTGAAACGATACTTTACAATGACACGGGCGAAAAGTCAGTACGAAGATATAAGAAATTTCTAAAGTCAGCTGTTCCAATTGATTCTGCTAAAGGTAAGATTTACCGAGCAAAGGCACTTGAATTTATTGAAGACGAACAGAATGATTTACTTCAATTGCTTAAAAAGCCGAACAATTACCAGTCATGGGTTGAGATGATGGAGCTTTTCAGAATATTTTATTTTGTTCAAGGAGAAGCTTTTTTATATCGAGAAACAGCACTAAATTCTGATATAGCATTATCGCTTCACGTTGCGCCTGCAAATTGGATGACTCCAGTTTTTTCTGATGATCCACAAAATATAATTAAAGGGTGGAAATTAAAAATAAATGGAGGTGTAAAAAGAACGATTAATGTAGAGGATGTTTTTCACCTAAAAATGACCAACCCAATTTTCACAGAAGACGGCGGACAGTTGAGAGGCTTATCTCCACTGGTTGCAGGATTAAAATATCTACAATTAGACGACCGTTCAGTAGAAGCGTGGATAAAGTCAATTGAGAATGAGGGAGCAAAAGGGATTATTTCACCAAATACGAGCAATCCAGATTTTTGGTTACAGCCTGAGCAAGTCAAATTATTAGATAAAGAGATAGATGAGCGAATAGCGGGCGTTAAAAATAAAAATAAAATAGTAGCATCAAGCATGCCACTACAATACACGCAAATAGGATTATCTCCTGATGCGCTTTCAGTAATTCAAGCGTTAGAGCATTCACAGGTAAATTTGTGTGACTTATGGAATGTACCAGCTACATTATTTGACCCGAATCCAACATATGAAAATCAAAAAGAAGCAGGACTTCAATTTGTAACGAATGTAATAATTCCATATTTAGAAAAAGAAGAGCAAAAGTTAAATGGTTGGTTGGTTAAACCGTTTAGAGAGAGAGACAATAAGAACTACTACATTGACAATGATACGTCGCAATTTGATGAGCTGAGCGTTTCATTAGACGAACGCCAATCTCTAGCAAAAATATTAACGATAAATGAAATGCGAATTATTGAGGGATATGACACTATTGATAACCCTTATGCTGATGAATTATTTATCGAACAAGGCAAAATACCTCTTTCAGATATGAATATAAATTTTGATGTGTAATGAAAAAGATAAACTTCAAACGCTTAGTAGCACGAAATAACAGGCTTATTTTAGCATATGAGAAGAAGTATGCTAGACTGTTATCCGTTGCACTACAAAAGCAATTGAAGGATTACATCAAAACAGGTATATTAAATGACGAAATTACATCAGTTTTGTCTGATATGTATATGGAAGTGGGAGAACGCTTTTACCTTAACCAATACAAATTGCTTTCTGATATTTCGCAAAAAAACTTATTTATTGATTCTTTCAAAATTTGGTGGTCGAATTATGTTGGGAGAGTTTTAGCAGAAAAAGTAACACGAATTAATGAAACGACCTTGACAAAACTTCAAAATTCATTAGGCAATTTAGTTCCTCAATCATTACCATTTAGAGAAATGGCAGACCAATTAGCGAATGATTTTGATTTTTCGATACAACGTGCGAGGATGATATCCAGAACAGAGGTAGGCAATTCAATGAATGAAGCAAAACTTAAAGGGAAGGACGATATCAAAGAAGAGTTGGGCGAGGAAATTTGGAAGATATGGATTCATAGAGGTTCAAAGAATCCAAGAGATTGGCACTTATATCTTGATAATGGCAAGGCAATACATGAAGATGATGTTTGGCGTGTTGAAGTTCCAAGTTCAGGAATGACAGAGGCGATGGATAGACCACACGACCCAGATGCAAGTGCTGAAAATGTTATCAATTGCGGATGTGAAGTAATGTATATTTCATATTCTTATGCGAAAAATAATGGAATGATATGAAAACAACAGAATTAAGAATAGGGAATTTAGTAGGGATTAAAGAAACAGCCCTGCATGCTGACGGGTGTAATCATTCAGAAGCAATATTCGAGATAGAAGAAATAAAAAAGGATGTAGTACAATTTAAAGGCTACCATGCAAACGAATATTATACGGATTTAAACCCAATCCCATTAACTGAACAATGGTTGTTGGATTTAGGGTTTGAGGTCGAAAGGGAATGTTATGATAAAGGAAGGTTGTCAATATTGTTGGCAGACAACAACAATGATTACTATAAGAATGGACGTGTGTTTTATAAATCATGGGCTATCATGGAGGCACAACCCAAATACGTTCACCAACTTCAAAACCTATATTTTACATTGACACAAGAGGAATTAATTTTAAAATAAAAATAACGGAATGATTTAAACCAAAACAATATGAGCGAAATAATTTATAAACAAGCGCCAATAAATTTAGAGCCTTCTGAAAATGACGGCTACTTAATTGGTTATGCTAATATGTACAACGTAAAAGACTTACAGGGCGATATTTCTGCGCCCAATTCTTTTATAAAAACAGTCGCTGAAAGAAAAGCGAAAATTAAGATTTATAGGAATCATGACCCCAACCAATTTGTAGGCGTTCCTGTTGAGCTTAAAGCAGATGATCCGAAAGGCTTACATTTAACAGCCAAAATGCTACTTGACACACAATTAGGTCGTGATACTTATGCAGAGAGCAAATTCCTTGTAAACAATGGATTTGAATCGGGCTTTTCAATTGGTGGTTGGGTTATGAAGCGAGCCAAAGAAAACAAACCACTCGTAACGGAATACAAGCTGAATGAAATATCAGTTTTGACTATGGAGCAGGCAAACGTTCAAAGTATGGTAAGCATGGTTAAATCATTTCAGGAAAATAAGGAATTAAAAGAAGAGGAGTTTTGGAATGCGATTATAAAAGCGTATGATTATAACTTTTCTGACAATATATTAAAATCATTAGAAACTTTTTTGACACTCAAGGAGAAGCCGTCCATTGACACTTCAAAAGTTGAGCCGACAAGAATAATCACAAATATTTATTCACAATTTATTAAACAATAAAAAACAAGAAACAATGGACAAAATAGAAAAAACAGCCGACGAAATAAGATTGGAAGCTGAACAATCAATTAAGAATTTGGCAACTGAAACGACCAAAGCTGAATTTGAGAAAAGAATGAACGCCATAACATCAAAGTATGATGAGCAACTTGAAAAAGGAGCTACTAAAGAAGATTTAGAAAAAGCGAATAAGTCAATGACATCAGAGATTGATAAACTTTCATCAGAAATTAAAAAAATGGGACAAATGGATACAAGTCGGAAAGTGGATACTACTAATCCGAAGGCGACGTTAGGAGTTTTAAAAAATGCTCTAAAAAATCAGGCAGTCGAGAAACTGCAACAGTTTAGAGATGGAAATCCAAGTGCTGGCGCATATACTGAAAAAATGATTACCCCAGAAAGTTTCGGAGTAGGGGGCTATGAGGAATTAAATACAGATAGATCACTTCCGTTAGATGCTAATCCATACGCACCAATTTACTTGAGGAATATATTTCCAAACGTTTCGACTTCTAATAATTTTCTATCTATATGGAAGCGTGGTGCTGTAACTGGAAAAGCTGGGGTTTGGAAACGTGGTTCAGGAGAAGAGGGAGCCGACGTTAAAAAACCATCGTTGAAAATAGCCTATGCGAAAGAAGTCGTGGAAATTAACTGGATACCAGCAACAATGCGTATACAGAGAGAAATACTCGATGATTTAAGCTTTATGGCGGACGAAATCAATAACGCTTTAATATACTCAGAAAATGGTATTTTGGCAGCTGAAAATGAGTTAATAGTTGACTATATTAGAGATAACGCAGTAGACTTTACAAAAGATGCTGAATTTCCCATAGGAGTTGAAAAACTTTTAGCAGCCGCATTTGGACAGTTAGGTGATAAATATATGACACCCACTCATATATTAATGAACTCATGGGATTATCTGACATATATAGCTTTTAATAAAGCGGGGGGAAGTGGTGAGTATGACCTCCCAGGCGGAGATACATTGCGCTTTATAAATGGCAGGATGTTTATAAATTCACTTGAAGCCGTTAGAGTTCCAGAGCTATCAGACAACGAATCATTTGTTATAGCAGCAGGGCGTTCACGTTTCGTCAACAGACAAGAGATAAGAACTAAAGTTTTTGAATCAAGCGGGGACGATGCTGAGTATAACAACATTTTAATTCGTTCAGAGGAAAGAGTAGGCTTTTTCACCTATGACGTAAATTCATTTGTGAAGGTAACATTAGCCACAACTACTGATGAACCAGAAGTGCCTTAAACATGAAAATTGATTTAATTTTAAATAACATGTAAGGGGGGGGAAACCCTCCTTGCTTTAAACTTTAACAAATATGGCAAAGATAAAATACAATATTAAATTATGGGCTGATACAGCAGCTAATTTGGCAACAGATACAACCGTTTATAAGGAAAACGACTTCATTTTCGCAACGAATACAGGTGTTCTTAAAAAAGGTGACGGGGTGAAGACTTATGCAGAATTAGGCTCAATAGGTACAGTTGCAGAATGGGAGTATCTACCCGGCAAACCCGAAACATTTGAACCGAGTGCACATGACCATACCATTGCCCAAGTAAATGGGTTGCAGACGGCATTAGACGGCAAATCTGCTGAAGAACATTCTCACGCTTGGGCAAGCATAACAGGAAAACCTAGTACATTTGAACCGAGTGCACATGACCACGCAGTCGTAGCTGATGAAACAACTGAATTGGAAGCCGCTGCAACACTTCAGGGACTTGCAGAGGCGTTAAGCGCAAGGATAGCAGATTTAGATGGCAGAGTAGCATTAATAGAAGAAACACCTGTAGAATGAAGATTATATTAACTAAAGATATACAACTCGGGAAAAAGGGAGACACTGTTAGTGTTTCCCAACCGAGGGGTGATTACTTAATTAGAATGGGCGTTGCAAAATTGCACGCAGCCACGGTGGAGGTTGAGCAAGAAGAAAAGCCGAAGCCAAAAAAGGAAACTAAGCCGAAAACAAAAAAGGAAACTAAGCCGAAAACAAAAACTAAAAAATAAATGTAATGATTACACTTGTAGAGGTAAAGAAATATATGAGTCTTGATTTTGACGATTACGATTCAATGCTTCAAATAATGTTAGATGCTTCAATCGACAGAGCAAAAACATTAACAGGGCTTGACGAGGATAATTTCAATGCAGAAATTAAACTTGCAATAATGAAAGATGTTGCATTTGCGTTTGAGAATCGAGGGAGTAATTCTAAAGAAAATGCCAATACACTTGTAGCTTACAGGAATAATATGGCGAGACCAATATTTTAAAACTAAATAATCATGTTGAAGTTAGGGGATTTAGACCAACGAATAGAATTTTTTAAAGAGCAATCAACGCAAGACGATTCAGGAAACTATGTTGTGACGAGCGTTTCTGTGTTGAGGACCTTCGCAAAAATCGAACAATTAAAACAAAGTAGGAGGTTAGAGGATGCACAATTGAAGTTTCCATCAACCTACAATGTTACAATTTTAAATCGTGAAGGCTTTTTCCCTACCACCAACATGGTTATTAAGTGGCGAAATGACACTTATAATATTACATCAACACCCGAAATTAATGACGTGAGGGTTCAAAAGTTTTACAGTTTTATAATCAGTAAATAAAATGAAAAGCAAAACTGTTATTCATAATACTTTAACTTATGACTTAAACGGTTATAAGGATGAGGTTATTGCGAAAACAAAGCAGTTCATTCAACAACTGATTTTTAAAACTAATATTGAAGCTACACGAGATGCACCTAAATTTGTATCAATAGGCAATAAATTTGAAGACAAAGGCTTGACGGCAAAAGTTGGAATTTTAGGGCAGCAATCAGTTCCAAAAAACCAAAGCGACCCAGCGAATGTTGCTGTTTACTTTGAATTTGGTACAGGTTTATCTGCTGCACAAATTTTGGCACCATATCCTCAATGGGTGAAAGATATTGCTTATGAATATTACGTAAGTGGGAAAGGCACATTAATTGGGAAGCCTTATTTGTTCAACAACTTTTTAAAGAATATTGAAACATTTGAGCGTGATTTAAATAATCTACTTGAAAAAGAATTTAAAAAATAATGGATGTAACTAAAGAAATAAGGAAGAAGTATTTTCAGGCATTAAACGGCTTGACTTATCAAGGTGTGACAATTCCTATTTTTGTGGGTTTTTTGGATGACTCAGCTTCACTACCAATAATTAATGGAGGTGAAATTTATATCGTTATTCAAGACCAACAAGTGTATGATTCGGCAATACAGCCTTATTGCACTTATAACGTTACATCTGATATCACGATTCGAGTAGTTTCAAAATTCACAAAAAAGGGGACCACTTCCATAGTTGAAGATATCGCTATGGAGGTTGACGATAGGATAAGGGGCGCAACTAAAAGAAGAGATGAAAATGCTATAAGTGTTGGGAGGGTTAGACTTTCAGTTAATAGACTGTTAGTTGAAAATTCCGACACTCATACAGCATATCAAAAAATACTAATTTATCAAAATGATTTATATTTAACAAACAATTAAAAAACAAATACAATGGCAGAAAGAATTTACACAAAAGGACACACAGGCATACTTTCAGTTAAAGATGCTACAACTTACAAGCCTTTAGTTTGCTTAACAAGCACATCTGTTGACAGGAGTGCTAACACTTCGGAGATGGTTAATTACTGCACAGAGGGCGAAACTATAACTCAAATAGACAGTATCTCACGCTCAGTTAGTTTTGATGCTATCATAGTGGATGAATCTGATTTAGGAACAGGAGATAGCGGTTATGCTGATTTGGTTGCAATCATGGAAACGAAAGCGAGCCATATGTTTAAAATTGAGGGTAGGGATGGGAATCAGTTTTTCTCCGCTTCAATTACAAGTTTGTCGGACACTTTCCCTGGAGATGGTAACGCTACATTCTCAGGAACAATGACGGTTCAAGGTGAATTTTTAGCGACCGACCCCGTTTAATCAAATAAAACAAAAATCAAATTATGTTTGAAACGAAAGTTACATTTCAAGGCAAAGAAAAAACGATAAAATTTGGCTCATGGGTAAATGGAAATATTGAAAAAATAGTCAATAAAAAAGACTATGGAAATATGGAATTACTCGCAAGCGTTGTCTTCTTTGGCTTAATTATGGGTGAAAAATTAAGGGCAAGTTTTACGGCAAATGAAAAACTACCTTTTGATATTTTTGATTGCTATGATTGGATTGACGAACAAGGGGGTGTTGAGTCAGAAGAGGTTAAGCGAATTTTAAACCTTTACTCAAAACACAATGAAACCAACGTCCCGAAAGACGAAAAAAAAAAGAAGTAGCAATGAAGAAAATTTAAAACCTTTTGATTGGGATTCGGACGTGGTAGCATTTGCGTGTGGTGAGCTTGGTTTGAGGTTAGAGGAATTTTACGAAATGCCGTGGTGTGAATTTTTAATCAAATCTTATGCTTACAACAGAATGCAAGAAGAGAAGTTAAGGCACACAAGGTTAATAGCTTACAGCTCACAAATTGGAAGTCATTTAGATCCGAAGAAGCTACCACGTTCGATTGACCAGTTTATGAGAATTGGGAGTGAAAATAATAGTGACAAAAACTCAGATAATTCAGATAAAAAGCCTATATTTGATGACATGAAGGAGCTTTTTAGAAAAAGAATGAGCGAATATAAAAATCAACTAATCAACTAATTTAACCACATATGAGTTTTGTAGCGCAAATAACAGCAGACATTAGCAATTTTGATAAGAATATCAAAAAGGCAACTGATATTGCAGATAGCTCAACAAAAAAAATGCAAGCTCAGTTTGACAAATTGGGCGATTCCTTTGTAAAAGTTGGAGCTAAAGCAAGTATTTTATCGACTGCTATTATTGGCGCAACGGTTGGGATTGTTAAATTGGGTATTGATGCTGGTAATGCCTCCGCTGAAATCAATAACCTGTCAACAGCTACAAGCCTTTCAACTGATTTAATACAAGAGCTGTCTTATGTTGCCACCGCTTCAAATTCATCATTTGAGGGGTTGCAAAGCTCAATGGATTCTTTTCAACGTAGATTAAAAACAGTTGGAGAAGAAGGTAGCAGGGTTAATGAGATGTTCGGCAAGTTGGGTGTTTCCACAACTGATGCAAGCGGAAATGTCAAGAGCATGGACGATGTTTTATTGGAGACTTTCAATAAGCTCGGCGACATGGAAAATGGACTTGCGAAAAATGCTATCGGATCTGAATTATTTGGGCGTAGCTGGAATGAAGTATCTTTAATCGTTTCAAGTGGCTCAAAAGGAATTGCAGAATTAAGAGAGGAAGCTAATAAACTTGGGCTAGTACTTGACGAAAACACACTTCAAAGTTCGGACGACTTTGCCACAGCTATGGAGCTTGTAGGCTTTCAACTGGACAAATTAAAAACAAAAATAGGCGCAAGCCTTGTACCAATTTTACAGGAAACCGTTTTACCACTACTTGAAGACAAAATAATACCAGCAGTAAGCAAATTTGCAGATAATATTGCTGAGCTATCAGAAAAATTTAACGCTTTAAGCCCGGCGACAAAAAATGCTATTCTTGCAATAACTGGAATTGCAGCAGCTATTGGACCGTTGTTGTTAGGATTAGGTGGGCTGTTAAAAATTTTACCTTTAATCGGAGCAGGATTTACAGCTATGACTGGTCCTATCGGGATTGCAGTTATGGCAATAACTGCAGCTGCTACATTAATTATAACACATTGGGATGAAATAAAAGCAGCATCAAATAATGTTGTTGAATACGTTAAAGATGATTGGGAGCGATTAAAAGAAAGTCTATCAGTCACAAGCTCATCAATAGGCAAATTAATGAAAGGCGATTTTAACGGTTGGATGGATGACGTTAAAAAGAGCTTTGATTTAACAATTGACTACCTAAAAAATAGGTGGGAGCAGTTAAGAGGTATATTCAAAGGGGATGGTTCAGCTCAATCAGGGATTGCCTTAGGGGGATTAGGTGTATTTGTCGAGTTGCCAGCTGTTTTGTCCGATAGCGAGAAAGAAGTAATAAGACTTAGGGCTGAGATAGAAAGGTTGAAAAACCTTTTGGCTAATGCAGGTGCAGCCGCTGATAATTTAGCTCAGTCGCAAGAAAAGGTTGTTGAAAGCTTGAAGGCTATGAGGTTGGTTATTCCTCAAAAAGAAATATATTCGCTCTTCAATGAACTATTCACTCAGAGTGGGAACGAGTTAATCCTTAATCCAGTTATTGAACCTAATATTGATTCAGCTACATTAAAATCAAAGATGTATGAATCAGTAAAAGGTGCAATGGGTGATTTGTCAGAAGGGATAAAGGTTATATCTATCGACTTGTCTGGAATGTTAACAGATTTGATAAGTGGGGCTTTTGCGAGTATCGGCGATGCAATTGTAAGTGGAGATAATATAATGGCAAGCTTAGGAGCATCACTTTTAGGCACTTTAGGTGGACTTTTAGTTCAGCTTGGGGAAATGGCAATAGGTGTCGGGATTGGGTTAAAAGCGATAAAAGAAGCGTTTAAAACGATGAACCCATTTGTTGCAATAGCAGCTGGTGCGGCATTGGTTGCTTTAGGCTCAATGTTCTCGGCTGGGTCAAGGAAATTAAGTCAGTCAATGGGTGGCGGTGGCTACTCAGGCACTTCGTCAATGCAAAATTCACAGCCAACACTTGGCAATTCTGACTATAGGGGTGCTTATCAAGATGACTTTAGGGTGGAGTTTAAAATCGGAAGCAATGAATTAGTTGGAGTTTTAGATACAGCAAATCAAAGAAGAAATAGATTAGGATAATATGATTTGGAGATTAACATACTGCAATAAAAAAGGGGTAGAAGCTAGGATAGATATTATCAAAGGCAATAGAACACCTGTTGAGGTTGTGCATGGGTCGGGCGAACCATTTACAATGTCCTACAGATTGGATAAAACCGACAAGTCTGGGCACATAATGACCTCGTCCGCAGATATTGAAATCTTTGAAACTGAAACATTTAATATTGATGACCTTAAAACTTCAAGCGAAACAGAGCTAAAAGTTGAATACTTTGAGGACAATGTTTTAACTTGGGTCGGTTTCGTTTTACCTGACTTTTTTTCAAGAGAGATAGGTTCTCCAAACATTGTTCGAATGACTGCAAGCGATAGGCTTACAGCACTTAAAGGTGTGACATTAAGTGATTTGCCTACAAAAGTATCATTAAGAAGTTTAATCGAATTAAGTTTAGCGCAAACAGGTTTAAGTCTTGGGTTGGTTTCACAAATCCAAATTAATCAAGGCTCAACAAATATTTTAGATTCTGAAATATTAAGTCAAAGATTAACCGACGTTAGAGGTCGTTCGATTAGCTGTTATG